TGAGATATGTGGCAAAATTTAGGACTTAAACTATAACAAAATGAAAGCAAAACTAATTTTTAATCTACCAGAAGAACAAGAGGAATTCAATGATGCTGTGAATGGCAATGCATTCAAGGCTGTTATCTGGGAACTGGACCAGTACATGAGATCACAAATCAAGCATGGAGATCTACCAGATGATGTACATGACAAGGTACAAGAGATCAGAGATCAATTACACAGTATCCTGGATGATAACAATGTGATGTATGAATAAGACAGCAGTAGAGTGGTTAGTAGAGAAAATTGAAAATGATAGTGATATTATTTTTTATGACAGAAATTTGCATCCGTTTGAGCAATATGTAGAGACAGCCAAAGCAATTGAGAAGGATCAACTTGGTGCTTTGTATTTAACTTTGCTATTGAATACACCCGATATAGCACAATTTGACTTTGAAGAATGGTACAAACAAAATACAACACATGAATAAGACAAACAAAGAGCGCCTTACAGCGCTTGAGAGAGCACATCTCATAGAAAGGTATCCATCTGTACCACTTCATGCACTAGCCTTCAGCAAATGGACAGATACATCAGCCAATGGACTGACTAAGTGTGTCACCGCTTGGATACAACTCAGCGGATACCAAGCAGAGCGAATCAATACTATGGGAGTGTATCGTGAAGCTGCAAAGGTCAAAGACCTAGATGGCATATCAAGGACCGTAGGCAAAGGCAAGTGGACCAAGTCAACGAGCACAGCAGGATCATCTGACATCTCAGCCACTATCAAGGGCAGATCTGTCAAGATAGAAATCAAATACGGCAGAGATACTCAGTCAGATGCACAGCGGAGATACCAGGAGAGCATTGAGAAAGCAGGAGGCACATATCTAATTGTCAAGAATTTTGATGAATTTGTCACATGGTATGATGACTTTGTAAAATAATGTTTTATATTTGTAAAAAATTAAACTTTAATATATGAAAACAACAGATGAGGTAGCAATACCAAAAGGTGATGTCATGATGAAGCTATGGCACGCTAAACAAGAGATTGGCAAAGTCTATAAGAATGCCAACAATCCCCATTTCAAAAGGTCATATGCTGACTTGAATGCAATCCTTCAGACAGTGGAGCCTATTCTCCTGGCACATGGACTGCTGTTGATGCAACCTATCAACAATGGATGTGTGATCACAAGAATCTTTGATCCCGAAACTGGAACATGTGTGGAGTCAAGCATGTCATTGCCTGAAGCAACTACACCACAGCAAATGGGATCTGCCGTGAGTTACTATCGCAGGTATAGTTTGACCAGTCTGCTATGTTTGCAAACAACTGATGATGATGCAGAGCTGGCAAGCAAGCCCAAGGCTAAGCCAACAGCAACTGATGAGCTTGTTGATAAGTTTGTCAAGTCATTGGATGCAGGCAGCAACAAGTGGAGCGCAGAGAAATTTATCAGCACCTATGCATTAACTGAGTCACAGATAATCAAAGTACAGCAGATATGAAACGATTCACAGAATTTGCACTCATTGCATTGACAATCATCACGCTCACAGCAATCTGGGGATTGACTTGGCATTTCTTTGGATGGTATGGTATCCTGGCACTGGCTATTGCTGCAATTGGACTTTCAATCTATACGACAATATGAAATTCAGATCATCATCACTAGGTAAGCTGATGACATCAGCAAGATCTAAATCTGAGGTACTATCTCAGACAGCAAAGAGCCACATTGAACAACTGGCAAAGGAGAAGTTTTTTGACTATAGGAATCAGATATCATCTAGGTACCTGGACAAAGGACAGCAACAAGAGCCTGATTCAATTGAACTAGTGAACACTGTCCGCATGGAAAGCTACAGCAAGCACATTGGCAGAGTATCCAATGACTATCTCACTGGAGAATGTGACATCATCACACATGATACTATCATTGATGTGAAGACAAGCTGGTCCATTGACACTTGGCCTGCACTCCCACATGAAGGAATTAACTCAGACTACGAATGGCAGCTGCGTGCATACATGATGCTGTATGATCGGCCACAAGCTGAGCTGATTTATTGTCTAGTCACAACTGATCCTGACTTGCTGAGCTCATTTGATGACAAAGCACTTCACCAGGTAGATCACATTCCTGCAGACAAGAGAATCACTGTGCTGAAATATGACCGTGATATCTTGCTGGAGGCCGAAATCATGGAGCGCCTTGCACTATGCTCAGAATACTATGAAAATTATTACAAACAATTAACACTTAAATAAAATGACAAGAGAAGAATTCAGACTGAAGGCCATCATTGAGCTAGCAGCTAACATGGTGCCAGTGGGCCCGTGGAAAATCCAGATTGATAAGGCTATTGAGATGGCTGAGTATTTAACAACAAAAGTCTATGGTGAAGAATCAGATGAGATACCTTTTAATACAAGAGTAATATGAGCAAAGTAAGACAAAAACAAGTGTATGATGGTGCAAATGACATCACACACTATGAGATCACATTCACGGCATTGGCACATGACTGGATTGATGCACAGACCTATGAAGAAATCAGTGAGTATATTGATTTAAAAATCAATGATCATGAGTCCTATCAATTGCAGACAGCATATGATACACTTATTGACATGATGGATGTGTGGAGAATGAATAGGCACATAGCAAGTGATGAATGGAAATATGGATTCAGAGCTGCATGGATGGCAGCTGGAGGCAATGAAAATGATTTAACAACTAAGTAATGGGATATGCTCATTATTCAAGACCATCATTCAATTTAGTTAATTGGTCACATGGCATTGGTGAATTTGTATATAATTCATACAAACAAAAATTTTTTGATAGTGGATATGTGCATACCTATGAAAAAAGACCAGAACTAATTGGTCACATATGCTTAAATGATATGATCTATGAATGTTTAATCTGGATCAACAAATCAAAAGCAGGGCTTGAGTATATGAAGATATCAGCAATGTATAAAAAAGTAATCAACACAAGTAACAGAATAAACATGGAACAGAAAAACAACACAGGAGCAATCTTCAAAAATGACAAGAAGACTGCAGAGAATCAGCCGGACTACAGAGGCAACATGACCGTAGATGGACAGCAGTGGGAGATCTCACTATGGGTGAGAGAATCAGCTGCAGGACTAAAGTACTTCAGCGCTGCAATCAAGGAGCCGTATGTCAAGCCAACAGAGGCAGCTCCAGTATCAACATCACAGAAGATTCAAGATGCAACAGATCCAGATGACCTTCCATTCTGATGAGCAACTGACAGACTGGATGATTCGTCAAGTGAAAGAGCGGTGCCGTGATAGGTACCGCTTGATTCACCTGTCTGAAGATACAGGCTTAAAGTACAATCAGCTCTGGAGATTCACCAATGGGCACCAGGTCAATCAGCAGTTTATTAACGATCTATTCAATTATTTAGTACATTAGCACATGTTTTGGTCAAAGGAGGCATATGACATCACCAAGAAGATCACACGGAACAATGAGCTCCATGTGGACCTGGTGAGTCATGTGTACCTTCTTCTGCATCAACTTGACATACCAGCAGACGAACTGCCAAAGACATTCAGCAAGTTTGCTTTCAATCAGTGGAACTGGAAGCAATCAGAATTCAACAGGCAATATCAGAGAGGCATCATCAATCATGAACTGCCTGAATGCTTCAGCACTGCAGATCAAGAAGACTTCAGTGAGCATGAAGACATGTTAATAAGGTTCCTTGAGAAACCGCCTGCAGATGACACTGATCTATTCTGCAAAGAAATAGCCAAGATGCATCTATACGGCATGACATACAGAGACATCCGAAATGATACAGATCTCTCACTACAAATAATTCACCAAGCAATAAAACAATTCAAACATGATCTCTATAATCACTATCATTACACTGTGCTCAATAGGAATAGCCAGAGCACTAATGACTTTCAATCTACCAGACTACAAGCCACTGAACTGCCAGAGCTGTCTATCATTCTGGATTAGTGTGATTGGATACCTAGCATTTGATCCATTCCTGGTAATGCTGTCATTTATTACTTACCTTGTATCTGACTTAATACTGCTTTATGAATACAAATAGAGATACATCAGCTGATGAACTACATCTGACTACAATTGGAGCGCTCCTGATCAGTGAGCTATTCAAGTCAAGACTGCTAAGAAAGAAAATCAGAGGCACCAACTTAGAAACACAACTAAAAAAAATACTAAACAATGACACTATCAAACGAACTGCAGAGCCAGGTGACGAGATTCAGCAAGACTAGATCATGCTCAATGGACAGTCAACTCAAGAATGAATTGGCAATCATCTTATTTCAGATTAAAGGCACCCGGCTGAACAAGTCATGTGGCACATGTATCCGCAATGCCATGCAGGATCTAATTAACTACATGCAGAATACACAGAAGACTGTGGCATTTGTAGGCATTAAACAGGTACCGCCTTCAGTAGTGGATGATAATCTTGACAATATGACCTACAAGGAGCTCAAAGCATTGGCTGGAGTAAAAGGAAATATAAAAAGAGAGAAGTTAATAGAGATGATACTCTCTAAATAGAACAACTTTACATATACTAAGATATGCCATCGTCAACAGAGAAATCCAAAGCCTTCGTTTATCAGCTGTACATCCTAGGTGAGAAGTACATTGATGAATGCCTATCCCACACAACTCAAGAAGTTAGCCAGGGGAAAGTAGTGGAGAAAATGAATAGGCACATACCTACTATTGATTTCTTTCTTAGGATATGGATACCGAGGAATTACTCTCGTCAGGACACTATAAAAAGGTCCAGCTACTATAGATGGCTGAACTGGGACAATACCGAGAAGCAAAGAGTAGTGTACAATATAGATGAGACATTCAAAGCATTAGCCAGGGATATTGTGGCCAATGAAGGAAAGGGAATCTTCTATGCCAAAAACAGATTAGGCATGCATGACCGCCAACAGCTTGAGACAAAGACAGTGGAGAAGTTTGACTTTGAATGAGTACAATCAAAGGCTACAAGCCACATGATCACCAGAGAGCCATTCACACTGCAATCAATCAGGGCAAAGAAAAATACTATGCACTAAACATTGGCAGGCAGTTTGGTAAGACTATGCTTGGTATCAATCAGATGCTGTACTGGGCCATCAATGACAAAGGATGCAACATTGCCTGGATCACACCAGTGTACAAGCAAGGCAAGAAAGTATTCAGTGAGATGGAACGTGCAACTGCTTCATCCGGACTATTTGACTTCAACAAGTCTGATCTAATCATCAGTGGATTTGGCAGCACAATCACATTCTTCAGTGGGGAGCGCCCTGATAACATACGAGGTAACACATTTGACTATCTCATCATTGATGAATTTGCATTCACCAGGGCAGAGCTGTGGGATGAGGTGCTCAGTGCAACGGTCCTAGTCAAAGGCAAGAAGGTTCTATTCATCAGCACACCCAAAGGAAAGAATCACTTTCACAAGGTCTGCATGCAACCGAACTATGATGACAGATACAAATACTTTCACTTCACATCCTATGACAATCCCATGATCCATCCTGCAGATCTAGAGGAGCGCAAGAGATCAATGCCGGACCACATCTTCAGACAAGAATACTTAGCAGAATTTATTGACAATGCATCTGGGCTGTTTAGAAATGTGCGCACATCTGTGGCTACATCAGAGCCAAGTGGCAAAGCATATGCAGGTCTTGACATTGGTAGAGCTGATGACTACACGGTCCTAACTATTCTCAATGACAATGGCCACATGATCTATGTAGAGAGATGGAGGCAAGATGAATGGAGCAAGATCATTGACAAGGTGGCTGAGGTGATTAAGCGCTTTAATGCAGTGACTGTGGTGGAGGTGAACAATCAAGGAGATGTATTCTTTGAGATGCTTCAGACAAAGTGCAGGAACAATGTGTATCCCTTCACCACTACATCTAAGAGCAAGCCAATGCTGATTGAAGACTTGGCCCTGGCATTTGAGCAGAATGACATCCGCATCATGGATCATGCATGGCTGATTGATGAGCTTGAGAATTTTACTTACATTTACAATATAAACACACGGAAAGTGCAGTACAGTGCACCTTCAGGGATGCATGATGATGGAGTGATGAGCACAGCACTAGCCTGGCATTCACTTCGCCACTACAGGATGAAAGGAAAATACAAGATATTAAGAGCATGAAACAAATTGACATTAAACTACCAGCAACACTTCAAGACTGCACACCTGACATGATGTCAAAGTGGCTGATGGTGGCACCAGTGTATCAAGAAGCTGCAGAAGACATGATGACATCACTTGACTTTCAGTGTCAACTCATCAGCATCTTCAGTGGCCTATCAGTGAGCAAGGTCCGCAAGGCACACATTGATGATGTACTGAGCTGCAGTAAACATATACTGACTATCCTTGGCACATACGTTCAGAAGGAGAAGCCTACAGGCAGAGTGGTGATTGATAATGTGGTGTATCTCTTTGAGCCTGATATCTCAGTGATGAGCACTGGACAGATCATTGATTTAAAATTGATTGAATCTGTGCAAGAGGATCCATGTGGAGCATTGGCCATCTGCTATATTGAAGAGGGCATGGAGTATGCTCAAGAAGATGACCGTGGCAAGGTGCTGAATCCATCAGTCAAACGCAAGGAGATATTCAAGAAGGCTTTTCCTGGTGATGAATTTATTGACTTCTTCGCTTTTTTTTTGCGGCAATCAGAGCAGCGGAAGCTCGCTATCTTGGAGATC